GCGGTCCGGCCCCCTAGATTTTGATAAATCTAGTTTCCCGGTGCTGTGTAGCTTGAGATGCTTTCTTATACTTGTGTCATTCACATGTAAGACTGTTCCTCAGGTTTCCAGTCAGATACAGATGAAGAGGACGTCGGATCTCCTCGTTTAGATACCAGAGTGTCAATCTGGCACTACCTAGTTAGGCATTGTACGGAGATAAGTTCCATCAAGACAGTCCGGACCCTTACATAGAGCAGGTATCCCCTCTCTGTCGTAATGGAGCGCTGATCATGGACTTATTGAGTGTACGCCACATTTTAACCCATCTTGGCTCTACCGCCGATTTCGTAGCCTCCTTTAACGGAGATTCCGATTTCTTTGATAAAACCTTAACAGGAATCGATGCAGCAACCTTCTCAACTTGTTCACATGCCTCCAGAAGGCTGTTTATTTCCTTCTCGCTCGGCAATACCGTACGGTCGATCTTACTCATCATGAGTCTAACCTCGCCAAAATCCCAATCGAAAGTAGATTGGAGATCCTCAATAATATAATCGTGCCACCAAGTCTCGCACCGCTTCAACATTTCACCCTTGGGAGGGTGAGATATGTTAAGTTCTAATTTAAACTCTGAAAGGATAGACGCAAAGCGTTTCTCCAATCGCGGTAAAAACGAGGTACTAAGATATGATAACAACGATTTTTGAACCGAGTCTCTCCCCTTGACATCAGCTGACCGATACTTCTTATTCCCATAAGAAGCAGAAGTCAACCACTGCCAAGTAGAGGCTACTGGTCGAACGGAATTAGGGCGAGTAATCAGAAGTAGCACTGAACGTAATTTGCGAGGTAACCCCTGATACAGGCGGTTGCCTGCAGCAGAGGCCCCCCGCATACCTACGCCCAGATACCGAGCAATCCGGAAAACCGAAGTGGGACGCTCTGTTAAATTCTCACATGCCCGAATTACTTCAGGCACAAAAGAAACCCCAAGTAAGCCAACCGCCGCTCCCACTAAAGGAAAAGGGGTTACCTCCTTCCCTTTGTAGAAGAAGCGCTTAGCGAACTCAAGGGACAGATTGTCCGAGATAACGGATTTATGAAATCCGATATCCACTCCAGTCTCCTTCATGATCTTTACATACTCAGAGGCAACATTGCTATTGGCAATAACAATATCGTCCCCAAGTACTGCATAATCAGTAAACCAACTTCTCCATCCCGTCCGATAGGCAGCAAATTGCACTATTGCGTGATGTGTCATCGCCAACATCGCCCAAGACGACAGCGCACCCATCGGCTGACCTACAGCGTACTTTACGGTAGCGTCCTTAGACTTTAAACCACCTTTCGGTGATTCTCCACCCAGGGAACTGAAGGCACGGGGGCCAAAGGTCTTCGAAAAGACCTGAGGTAACCGATACCATCTATCGCAAAGGACTGCACGCCAACTTTCAGCGTACGCCCGACCGGTAAATGCCGCCAACAACCATTCTTGAAGGACCACTGGTAACCTATCTGTAGCTGCTGACAGGTCGTATGAATAGACCTGACGCACACCTTTAGTTTCACATCTCGCGATCAGCTCCTTAACGGGTTTGACCTGGTCAAATGTACCGTCTTGGGGTACCTTTCTTAAGATTGCAAAGAGGGCATGGTGCAACGGAGACAGGATCCATTGGGTAAAAATGTCCACCATCGCAAAAAGTCGTATCTTTCCGGGTTCTTCCCGAGTCCCTAACGCACCTAAATAACCACTTGGATTTGTGGGTATTGGAGCTCCCCTACCAAAAGGATTTTCTGCTCTTCCACTACGAACGTCTTCCCGAAACTTTAACGTCTCGTTCCAACTAATTGCAGCAGAGTCCCAGATAGGCCCACTCAATAGGTGAATACTCCCAGAAATCGTCGCTAAACCCCTAAGCATCGTAAGGAGCGAAGGACGTGAAATCCACGCCTCCGCATCCCGTAATACATTAGAGATAGAGGTAGACCCTCTAGATGAATTAGGTCCCGACTTTGTTATTACAAGTCGTCGGATGTGCTTAACTAAATCAGTTATCACCCACCATGTTCTGTGGAAATCCTGATGAGACCCATACACCTCACGATAGTCAGGGTATGGTTTCTCCTCAGGCTCCCCAGTCCTGTCAGATAAATAATATAACTTAGTAGCAAACCTCTTAACTCCAAACTGCCCTATCCATCGTATAAAGGTTTCATTTACAAAACCTCGCCACTCAGACATAAGGTCTTCTGGAATCTCAACACCCGGACTAATGATAGTTTTAATCGATAAACGCCCACGGAAGACTAATACTCGGTAAAGAGTAAACAAGCCTAACCATAGACGAATAACCGAAATATCACCACCCTTAATACGGGCGCGATGACTTGCAGGTATAAGCCGAGGAAGCCCACCATGAGATACTGCAACAGCCGTCCCTCCATCTCGGGGGTTTAATAACTTCTTACCACTTACCGACCTTATCAAAATAAGGTTGGCAGCCTTTAAGTAAATTGCT